GAAAATATGATTTCTGATATTGCAGCTTATCTTAGCACTAAATCAGATATTACAGTTTCAAATACAACAGATAGTATTACTGTTACAGCAGTTACAGCAGGTGATGATTTTAATATTCAAATGCTCTATTTGGACCAACTTGGTGGAACTCTTTCAATAGTCACTGATAATATTTCCGCAGCATTCTATGATTGGTCAAATATGGCAGGAACCAACAACATTGGTTATGCTCCATTAAATAGTTACGGTGTTATTGAAGATACCTATTTACCAAGTTATAGAGATATTAGAGTTGTTGATACTTATCCTGATATGGTCGCTATAACAGATAAATATAATGGTTTAAGAGTTCATGTTATTGATGCAACCGCCGATCCAACTGTTGACAGTGGTTGGGCTGAATATCTTTGGTTAACTGATATTAATGATTGGCAAAAAACCACTGAATTAGAAAGTTCAGTTGATATTAGCCATGATTCAATGACAAATGTTCAAGGTGATGGAGCATTATTAATACCACCACAAACTAACCATTTAACTGATGCTCAATATGATCAGTTAAAAGATTCAGAATATAAAATTATTGTTAATCATTTAGATGCTCGACCTGGTGTATTAATGAAGTCATTTGATAAGACAACATTTAGAGCAAGCAAAATTATTTGTACTATTGAAGATCATATTGGTCGTGGAATATTAATGCAAGAACTAAATTTATTATTTGATGGAAATTATCCAACATTATTAGAATTTGGAGAATTAAGTTCACCAATGAATAATCCATTTACTTTCAATACTACTCATGATATAAATAATGTATATCTATTTATGCAATCAAATTCTTTAGATAGTAGCATTGTAATGAGAATAAAAGAATTTGTGAAATTGGATAATATTGTTCCTCCACTTTCACCAGAAATTGATTTAACTCCATCTATTGGATTAATACCACATAGTTAAAAGGAAAAATTATGGCTTATACAAAGACAATATGGGAAAATGGAAACCCAACCACAGTTTTAGATGAAGTTCATCTTAATAAAATTGAAGATGGGATTTATGACGCTCATGTAACCGCTGATGCTAATGAAGGAAATATTGCGACTCTTGATACGACTGTTGCTGGTCATTCATCACATTTAACTAATATTGATACTTCAATTAATAATATCAATACAGCTTTAAATAATAATACTGTCGACCTAACTTCTCTAAATAAATATAACGCATGGCGCAATATTGAATCTGATCCATTAGGCCCTGTTCAAGCTGATAATGTTGATAATATTTTTATTGGATGGGCTGGAGCAGTTACAGTCACATTACCTGCAACACCAACTCTTAATGATAGTATTAGAATAGTTGATGCAGGTTGCGATTTCAATGTAAATAATCTAACAATTGCTTATAATGGTAATGGCATAATGGGTAATAGTGTAGATTATATTATTGATTATACTGGTGCATCTATTGAGCTTTGTTGGTCAGGTGCAGTCTACGGTTGGGTTGTCACACGTTCAGTTTAAAAGTTGACAAATTAACAGTTTTATATTATAATATATTTTTGAAGTAAAAACTAATCAATTCTACAGGAGAAGAAAAAATGAAATTAAAATTGGGTGAAATCCAAGACATGAAAGATCCTTTGGGACGTTTAACTAATGAACAGCTACCAATGAAAATTGCTTTTAAGTTGAATAAACTTGTTCGTTCATTTGATGAAAATCTTCAAGCAATTGAAGAAGAACGAGTTAAATTAGTTAAATCTTTAGGTAAAATGGATGATAATGGTTCACTTCAGGTTCCTAAAGAAAACATGGAAGAATTCCAAAAGCAATATGTTGAATTAATGGTTGAAGAAGTAGAAGTATCTTTTGAACCATTCGATCTTGAAGATTTTTCAAATGCAAAAATTACTACTCAAGATATGCTTAAATTGGATAAACTTTTTAAGGAATAAAAAATGGCTCTAACACAATTATACGTCAATAATGCTGCCACATATATTAAAGAAGCTATTAGTGGAAGCGATACAACTATATTCATTATTGAAGCAGATAGTGATAAATTCCCTACACCTGTTGTAAATTCTGAATTTTTCTTGGCGACCCTTGAAAATGTTCAAACTAAAGAGTGGGAAATTGTAAGGGTAAATAATCGTGTTGGAAATCAATTATCAGTAACTCGTGGTCAAGAAGGGAGTGCTATCAAGGCATTCCCTCTTGGCTCAAAACTTCAAGTTCGTGTTACAAAAGAAACTTTAGAAAGATTATATAATCAATCTTCAGCTATTTCAAATTTTGTTCACAATCAACAAACCCTTTCTAATATGTGGTTGGTTAATCATAATTTAGGAAGAATCCCCAATGTATCTATTGAAGTTGGTTCATGGGCTGGCGGAGTATTTACTAAAGAAGCTAGTGCGGAAGCAACTATAATTCATAATGATACAAATTCATTCAGTATATCATTTTCAGAATCAGTTATGGGTAGAGTAATCTGTACCTAATTAAAATTGATTGTTATTTCAAAATTGCTTTATAAATAATATTATAAATTATAATTTTGAAAGGCATGAAAATGGCAATTCCACCTACAACTGTGAACATTTCTAATGTTGGAAGACAAAAGAGTCATGAATCTCGTGGCTATATGTCTGTTGACAGTTATAAGAGCATTGTTCAAGAAGTAGCTCGTCCAAATAGATTCATGGTTCAAGTTCTTCCGAATCCATCTGTTTTTGAATCAGTAGGACAAGATCATTTGCTTTCTGATGCTGCTAATATTGTCCAAGGTGCAAGATTCTTACTTGGCAATCCATTATCTTTATTTGTGCTTGTCAAACAGATTACATTACCCGAACGATCATTTGGACTTCTTGAACATAAACGAATGGGTGCTACTCGTAAAGTTGCTGGTGATCCTGTTTATAACGAATTATCAGTTACTTTTCTAAATGACACAAGTTACTCAATTCGTTCATTGATGGATGCTTGGCATGAAAATATTATTCATCAAGGATCGAATTATAGACAAGTTGCAAATAAATATGCAGAAGGTTCAACTATTATAGTAGAAAAACTTGGTCTTAAAGGCATTCCTTTTGCAGTATATAAGTATAATGATGTTTGGCCTAAGTCAATAGAAGCATCAGAATTATCAATGGATTTAAATGACACTTTATCAGAATTTACAGTATCATTTGCTTTTAATACTTGGACAAGGATCATATAATGAACGTTGATAGCATTAAAGCAAATTTTAAAGATTATGCTAGATCGAATCTATTTCGTCTAAGATTTTCTAAACCGTTAACATCTCCAAATGCAGCTTCTGGAAGTCTTTTTGATAAATTACTCTCAGCGGCTAAATCTGCTATCAAAGATTTTTTTGCTGTACCAACGCCACTTCTTGAAGAAATGGTTGATATTGGAGTTAAAAGTACAAAATTTCCATCTATTGGAATGAATGCTCCAGAATTAGAATATCGTGGTTTTAAGATGCCAACGGTTGGTCCTACACAGCTTGGAGATTTTGAAGCTACATTTTTAGTTGATCATGAAATGCTAGTATATCAATTTTTTGCTGCTTGGGTTCAAGAAATAATTGATCCAATTGAAGGCAAAGGTGTTCCGATGTTGGTAGATGGCGCTCAGTCAGTCACTGCTTATCTTTATCAACTTCGTGGTGATTTAGATTTTGAAAAAGCATATAAATTAGAATTACATAATCTATACCCAACGTCAGTTAGTGAAATTTCATTATCTGAAGATGAAGCAATTATGGAGTTCACAGTAACATTTAGATATACATCTATTTACAATGAAATCACTCGTGACGCTAAACCAGAAGAAAATCTGTCACTATTAGATAAAGTTAAAAAGGGAATTGGAGGATTATTATAATGGCTGTTGATGACAATGCAATCAAAATAATGAATCCTGCTTCATTTATTGCTGGAAGTAAAGTAAGCAAAGGGCTTCAATATAAGCACAATTATCTTGTTGAATTTCACTTAGGCAATAAATTAAATATAGGGCATGAATTGTATTCTGAAGATGATATTATGTGGAATGCTATAGAGTGTAGTGTTCCAGGTGTATCAATTGGAATGGCAGGTGTTATTCTAGGTGGCCGTCCAAGATATGCTCCAGGCGAACGTGCTGATCAAGATTTACGAATCACATTTATAGAAGATTCTAATATGTCAGCTAGACGCTTTTTTGATAAATGGATTGCTAAAGCATATAACCCATATACACGCGTTAGAAATTACCCTGGAGATTTTTCAGCTATTGATTGTATCATTAAGACATTTGATCAAGCTGGAAATGTCACATATTTTGATCAATTTATCGAACCATTCCCTTTTGAAATTAATGATTTAGATTATGGTCGATCAACTTATGATATAGTAAATACTCAAGTAACCTTTAAATATAAACAACATTTAATCAAATCAATAGATGAGGCGTCTAGGCCTATCGAAGAATAAACTAAGGAGTGAATTATGTTACCATCAAGAGATTTAAGACAACGTTATAATTTTCAAATTAACGACAAGAAAAGTATTGATATTCAAGGTTGGTTAGTTAAACATGAACAAGAATATATGTACGCAATAAGCGGTGAAGATATTTCAAATGTTGAAAAATTAAAATATATTGAAAATCTAGTTAAACATTGTGTCCCAGAAGATTTTGATATTTCATCTTTATCTGAAACTGAATTTTATCGTTTAATTATTGAATTACGAAAAATAAGTAAAGGTTCTGAACATGAAATTAATTTTACTTGTCCAAATTGTAACACTTTAAATGAAGATAAATTAATGGATCTTAATGAAGATGTATATTATATTCCTTACATTAATACCACATTTTCTTCAAATAATTTATCTATCAATTTGAAAGATGTAAGTAAAAAAGCAGTTGAACTTATTACTAAAGAAGAAAATGAAGAAAAACGACGTTTTCTTTATATTGTTCACTCTGTTGATTCAATAATTATCAATGATGATATTTATAGCAATTTATCAACAGATGAGATAAAAAAATATTTAGAAGAAGAAGTTACTCCAGAAGAATTTGAAGATCTTAAAGTACATATATTAAAAAATTCTAGTTCATTATCAGTCAATAAAATTTTTAAATGTGATCGTTGTGGAAAAGATGTGAATATTTATGTGGATAATATTTTTGATTTTTTCGAATAATCGCATTAGATAATACAATTGAATCATTATTTAATGCGAAATTCTTCATGAAACAATATGGTAATTTTAACTATTACGAATTAGAAAATATGTACCCTTTTGAGTTTGAAATAAATTATTTCTTAACTATTGGGCACATTAAGAAGCTTAATGAGGCTAAAGAGTGAGACATGAAACATGGCTGAAGAAAAACAAAATGCTGATGTTGAATTAAATAAGCGTTTAGATAAACTTATTAAAGCTGACCTTAAACTTAGTGATCAATTATCTTCTGAGCATAAAGATTTAAAAGAAGCTAAAGCTATTTCTAATACAACGTTTAAAACTGGTCAAGCTATAACAGAGGCTCGTCATGGACAAGTTCAAAAAGCCTTGGAATCTGGTAAAGGTAGTTTATTGGGTGCTAATGTTAAAGGTACTGCTCAAGGTATTGGTTGGGGTATTAAAGAAAGTCTCGGCGGAAAACGTGGTGAAAAATTAAATAAAGGAGCTACCTTAGGGACAGCTGGAAGTATGTTAGGCACAGGTGCTTTACATGTTATGGGTGCTTTAACGGGAAATCCTTTATTCAATATGGCAGGTACAGCATTAAGTAATCGTCGAAAAAAAATAACTTCAGCTAGAAGATCATATTTAGATTCTAAAGCTGAATCTCCTAATGAAAGTGGAACAAAATCATCTAATGAAGTGTTAGCTGATGATAATAAAGAAAAAACTGAAACTGAAAATAACGGAATGTTAAAAAATGTTTTAGGGAAAAAATCATCTGATAATAGTAGTGAAAAATTAGATCAAATTCAACAAAATACTGCTGATACAAATAAAATATTATCTAAATTAGTTGATACTGATCAAGAAGATCTTGATGTTAATCAAGAAGCAAAAGAAGATAAAAAATTAGAAAATGATGATTTAAAGAAAGCTAAAAAAACTAGTGAGAAAAAAGAGAGAATAAAATCTGCTCCCACTGAAAAGAAAAAAGGTCTCATGGATTCCTTAGGTGGTTTGATGAATGGTGGCGGTGAATTATTGTCTGGGTTAATGGATGCTGCGTTGCCTTTGGTTATGTCAGGTTTAGCTGTTGTGGGAACAGCTGCCTTAGGTGGTATGATTGGTACACAAATCGGTGGCATGATTAATGATGCTTTAGGCTTAGATGGTAATCAATTAGGTGATATTGCCGAAAAAATTGGTATGCTACCAACAGCCGATGATATTGCAAAAGCTACTAGAAGAGATACAAAAGA